CTTATCTTTTAAAACGTATACCTTTAGGCGACTTTAAATATACATTCAATCCGCTATGATTTCTATAGCGGATTTTTTTATTTCACGATGGGTGCAAATGGCATACGGAAGCGGCAACAGTAACATTAAAATGACTCCTTTATCTCTCACGGATGCTAACGCATGGCGTGACGTTTTAGGCTGGGAGATAAACGACGGCGGCGCATCCGTTGACGTTGGTATGGCTTACTCTGCGGTCGGTTGGGTAAATCGTTGTGTGCATCTTCGAGCGGGTGCATTAAAAGAGCTTCCGTGGTCACTGATGAAAGGTGATAGCGAGATTGCCAACAGTGAGAGTGAAGACTACTCTTTTCTTCCGTGGCTAGAGTCGCTGCCTGATTTACTCTACCTGGCAGAGTCGGCGTTGTGTATTACAGGCACTGCCTATATCGGCAAGGTTCGCAATCGTGGGAAACGCATTGAGGACTTACGATGGTTTGCGCCATCGACGATGGAGCCGATATGGAGTCCTGTTGATGGCTTGATTGGATATAAGCGCACTATCGGCAGCATGGGCGGTAGCGTTAGCGTGCAACCGTGGGCGGTCGAGAATATCATCTATTTTCACATCCTCAATCCATTGCATGAGACTGAACCAGGTGCATCACCAGTGGCGGCGGCGCTGCTTGACGCTCAGGTTATCTACAATCTAAATCAATACAGTAGTTTGTTTTTCCAACGTGGCGCAATTAAGCCGACTCTGTTGACAGTTGAGGGAATGCCGCCTCCAGCTGAACGTGAGCGTTTAAAGGCATGGTGGCAGCGTGCTTTTAGTGGTGTGAAAAACGCTTTTAACACTGAGATTATTTCGGCAAGCGTAAAGCCGATTGTTGTCGGTGAGGGGTTGGAGGCGCTTAATAACAATAGCTTAACCGAAGAAAAGCGTGAGGCAATCAGCACAGCGTTAGGCGTTCCGCACTCAATGGTAATGAGCAACGCTTCCAACTTTGCTACAGCAGAAGCGGACAGGCTGAATCTCTACGATACGACCATCATACCGAGAGCGAAAACAATTGCTAATTCGTTGAATCGCCAGCTATTTACAGAGCTTGGCTATCGCATTGTGTTTAAGCCGGAGTCATTGTCTATCTATCAAGAGGACGAAGAACAACGTGCAGGCGCATTGGTGCAGCTTGTCAACGCTGGCATGAAATTGTCTGTAGCCGCTGAGATTCTTGGAATTGGCTTACCTGACGGCGTGACATACGAATCGCTAGACGAGGCAAAGCAACAGGCAGACGCAGCGCAACAAGCGTTACTCGATGCACAGTTAGCAAAGTATCAGCAGAATGGCGCACAGTCAAACAATGCGCAGAATACGAGCCAGCCAAAGGAAGACGCAGCCGATAACACACAGGCGAAAACGAAAGAGGCTGCACAGTTTCGCAAGTGGCTAAAGAAACGAGGTAACGCAGATATCCACATGTTCAAGGCTGAATATCTTACGCATGATGAACTGCACGAGATAGCCGACGATGTGCGGGAGGTGGCGACCGAGCAGCCTTTTTTTACGCTACCGGAGACGTTTACCCGTGACAGCGTAAAAGCTTTGCTTTTGATGAATCCTGATGACGACGAAGCAGAGCAGAAGATACGTATGGAGTTAGAGCGACGTAGCGCACGCAACATTGATAAGGCCTTTACCGAGATGGTGAACACACTTTATCCCGCTGGCTACGATGGTTTTGGTGGCGCATTCATTGACCCGAACATTGAAGCAAGCCGGATACAAAGAGCGTTTCGTGAAGAGCAGGCATTACGGGATGCGGTAAGTAGAGCGTTGATTGATAGTGCTGATTTAGGTGTGAGTATCGGTATTGCGCAGCTTGAAAGTGTCGGCATCGGCTTCGATTACCTACTTGCACACACAGCAGCGAGAGATTGGGCAATTGCCTACACGGATACATTGCTAGAGCAGATGGCGGTTACATCTGGCAGGCTAGTTGGCAGTACAGTTGCACGGTGGTTTGATAATGGGGAGCCATTAGAGCAATTGATACAAGACTTAGAACCTGTATTCGGAAGAAAAAGAGCCGAGCGCATAGCCGCAACGGAAGTAACGAGAGCGGCAGCGCAGGGAACGGTTGCAGCAGGCATTGAGAGTGGCGTGATTGATCATCAACCATCTATCCGTCCACCTGAAAACACTCACGTAAATTGTCGATGCTGGTTAAGTATTGCGTTTGACGAAAACAACAAAGGGCATTGGATATTCAGAAGTAGCCGTGATGAGCGAGTTTGCCCAATCTGCGCACCATTGGAAGGACGGCGAGTGTGAGCGTATCAATTCAAATCAAAGGCATCGACGAACTTATCCGCAAGCTTGGTAAAGCGGAAGGCATGAAGCACCTACGAGCACCGATGCAACGAGCAGTCTATCGTTTGCAGGCACGCATGGCACAGTATCCGGCGCAACGCCCGAATAGCAGCTATCGACGCACAGGCACGCTTGGTAGGAAGTGGACGAGTAAAATAGAGCAGAGTAGCACGTCTATCACAGGTAGAGTCGGCAACAATACCGAGTATGCACCACTGGTTCAGTCATATCGATTTCAGGCTCGCATCCACCGTGGATTGTGGCAGACTGACAGATACGTAATGGATACAGAACACAGAACGATTGTGCGTGACTTTGAGAATGCGATAAGTGAGGCGTTGAGATAGTGAATAACAGCTTTGAGCTTACACGAAATAATGGTATAATTACGAATAGTTCAGGCGACTATGTGTTGGTGAGTCGCAGCGATTTAGAGCGTGAGCGTGAGGCATTGATACAGAGAATCCAGCAGATACACAGGATTCTCGGTATGGAGCCATTGCAGACAAGGCGACAGCAGCTTAAAGCGCCTTGTAGAAACTGAATAACTTTAGCTGACGGTAGTATATCTGGCGGCGCAATTTGTAGGAGTCAACTCCTATAGATTGCGCCGTTTTATTTTCTATCTGCTTTTCCGTGACAGGATGGGCAAAGAGTAATCAGGTTAGATAAAACATTTGCTTTTTTGTAATTATCATTTTCGCCTGGGATATAGCAGAAGTCGGAAAACGGTTTTTTATGATGAACATCCAAAGCTCGGTAGTGATCGGACTCTTTCAATCCACAATGCTGGCAAGTGTATTTGTCTCGCTTGCGTGCATCTCTGGATTGTCTATTCCAGTTCTCGCCGTAATAGGACTTCCATCCGCCTTTCCACATGACGGATTTCTCTCCGCTCATAATTTTGGAGTGTCCAATTCTTCGGCATTCGACAGAGCAAAAGTTTCTCTCTCTGATGTGCCAAGGCCATATGGGAAACTCTTTTTCGCACTGATAGCATTTCTTGGAAGTCTTTTTAATATTGGATTCAGTCCTGCACTTTATGGAACAAAAAAGCTTTCCCCCCTTGGTTTGACTCGGCGGCCTAACCATCTCTTTTTCACAGGCAAAGCACTTCACGGTAATGCTTTTCTTTTGGAATTTATCAAAACATTCTTTAGAGCAGAAAAAGTTTTTTGTTCTCTTGAATTCGCTAGGCTTTTTTTCTACCGTCGCCTTACATTGGGTGCATTTAACTTTTACTTTTGTTTTACTGTTTTCTTGTTGGCACGCTCTACTGCAAAACATTTTTTCAGAAATGCGGTCACGTCTCTTTTTGACCTCAACGCCACATTGGGCGCATTTCACAAATATTTTACTGTTTGCAACTGGCATAAAAAAACCTCCTGTTATCCGGTAGACTGGCACGTGTCTAGGGTGCAATCCCGCCAACAGAAGGCAGTACAAACATTATCACATTTCGTGCAATCAGTCAACGAATTAATCACCCTAGACAAGTCTTATTATAGCACGATTGTTCGTTTTTGTTAAGTAATGGGGGGCGTTATATGGAAGATTTTAATTCCGTTTTATGTTTCGGTGGCGAAGTAAAAGCGTTAGGTAGTGGGAAAGTCGGTGGGTACTTGGTTCGCTTCACCGATGAAAATCATCCCGATTTGGATGGCGACTTTTTCACGAAAGACACCGACTTTGACATTGAAGATAAGGAGCGGATAACGCTTTACTACAATCACGGCTTGGATTCTGTACTAAAAACA